GGCAATTTTGCAAAGCTTAAATTTATCCAATTTCCACAAAACTTTTCAATGACATCTTTCTCATTAAGTAAGTCTTCACTTGTCTCATACGTTGGGCGCATGTGATTTCTCCTATTTGCTAGAATAGTGAGTTGGGGGGATTAACGGCCACGGCCCCCCGTCCGTGTTCTAGCAGGCGCGGAATGGCCTTGCCGCTAGTTTAACTTTGCGCCCAAGCAGGAACTGCGCCGCTATTTTGCGCAGGTGCTTGTGGAGTGACATTCTGAGCAACAGAGGTTTGCTGCATTGGAATGCTACCTTGGGGCAGAAATTCGCTGTTGTTTGGCGTAAGAGCGGCCATCAGTTGATTACTGTCTTTATAACCGTTCGTGCCCTTCTTAACACCAACCTTCGCACAAATCTCCATGCCGCTCAAGTCCATCATTCCGCTGATATTACGGTTTTGCTGGGCCTGTGGCGACATATCGGCAGGATCAATGTTGCGTGCGCTTTCTACAATTGACTTTAAAGCGCGTAGGCCAATCTCTTTTGCTAACGGCATACCGCTTGGACCAATCTTATCGCCATCAACAAAGATGCTGTGCCAGAACTTGCGACGATCAAACTCACCTCCGATGATGGTGAATTCAAGGTTCATCCACTTAGCTGCTGTGCTTGCGGAACGCTTGAACCACTGTCCTTGACCGAACTCAGGAAGTTCAATGTCGCCCATCTGAGCGAGGACAACCGCGCGAACGACTGTGCCGTTCGGGATCAGGCTGAACTCTTGGTTCTGTGGGTTTTCGTCTGCGGGTACATTGTTGAAATTAAGCATTATGCTTCTCCTTCGCTAGAATTTTGAGTTGTAGGATCGACAAACGTAAGATCGCTGTCGGTTAATGGTGAGCCATTGTTCATCTTTTCAATCAACTTGCCAAGATGCGGCTCTTCGAGAACGTCAAGTCTGCCAGAACGGTCTTTGGCTGGGTAGCCCCATTCGTTCAGAGGTTGACATACAAAGGCACGATATTGTCCATGATCACCTGTCAGGACGGCCATTGTGATTACTTCGTCTACAATACCGGGCAATTCGCGTCCAGTCTTTGCACCTTCGATCTGCATATTGTATTGTTTGCGGCCATAATCATCGGTGACCTCATCCAAGATTCCGACAAAGATTACGTTCTTTGACCGAATGTGTTGGATGTGTGTAAGCCACGACATCATTTCACGACCATGCATTCCATAGACAGCGCGAGTATCAACCTTGCCAGACCGTTCAGAGCGCGTATCAGGCTGCTGTAAGCACCACTGAAAGCACAAACGTCCTGCCACGGTAATTGAGTCCACAAACAACGTATCATACTTGCTCCACACGTCTGAGGAGTCACCGTACATCGCAGCCACATAATCGTAGTGTGATTGACCGTATGGTTGATCCTCTGACAGTGACGGATTAGCTCCACCTAAGAAGCAAGCAAGGTCACGGCATTCCACCCATGTGCGAGGACGCACAACGTCGATAGGATGCCCTTCGATTGCTGTATCTCCAGCCTCCAAGTCCATGAATAGGGTGGTTGCTGGGTTAAGAGTACGAGCTAGTGTGGTTTTTCCCACACCGCTTGCACCACATACAACGATCTTGTGACCTTTCTTTTCAGCAAGGCGCTGATCGGCTGTGATAATCTGTAGGGCCATTACTCTAACTCCTCTACTTTGACAGTGCCGACTTCTACTGTACGGCAATCTTGTAGCTCACTCCTGATTGCAGGGGGAGCCACTGTGAATTTGCGCTCTTCAACAGAAAACGTCAGCTTGCCATAGTGTTGAGCGTCTTCTGGAGACATTGTATTTAATACGTCACGCAGCATGTCTTGGTCCCATGAGACCTTCTTGCCTACAGTGACCTTGAGCCTTTGATTGCCTTCTACGATCTGGGCAGTACCAAAGTCCTTGCCGTTTGATCGCAGCACATCTTTTGCCAATGGCAAGAATGTATCTGATAGCTGTTCTTCAACGTCTTTAAGCTCAATACGCATCTCACCGATAACGTGCTTGAGTTCTTCTCGACGCTCAAATAATTCACGACTTTCCATGTCGATTCCTTTCCGCTTGTTACTAGAGTCCCAACTATAACCATATGGTGTGGGTAAGTGTCAAGAGCTTTTTTTGGAAAGTAGAATATCTATGCCGAGACAAGCCCTCATCAGCTTCTTCTTCAGCTTAAATTCAGGCGTCTCAACGCCCTTGGCGTCATCGACTATATAATGCCACACGCCATCCTTGTCTTCTTTGTTGTAGCAGAAGTCAGCAATGTAGGCGCATATCTTCTGGTCATTGACCATTAGGTTAAACCGAACTTGAAGCTCAAGGTCTTTGATCACCCCCGCACGTTCGAGCGACTTGAGGTATAAGTACCGCTCGCCTTCCCATTTGGAATCGAACTTGATTCCTTGTATGGTTACTTTTTTATTTCCGTACTTGGGTCTTGACCCACGCAGTTTGGGATTATATACATTAGGGAAAGTCATTTATGGGAAGGAACCTCCAATGCCAAACCCCGGAAAATACAAGTCCGTAGGCGTTTCGATAGACGCATATGAAAAGCTGGTAGCTATTGCGGATCACGAGGATCGTGCGATTGGTCGTCAGCTTGCGCGTATGATCGAAGAAACATACGAGAACATTCAGGATAGTGTCAAGCCTACCTATACGATCCCCACAGCCGCAGGGATCGGTGGATTAGCTTCGGTCATTGAAGACTAAAGAAGTCCAGCGTTTCCTAGACCACCAAGTAATGTAGAGGCGATATACGGATTGGACTTTGCGCGTTCGCGCAGGTCCATTTGACGCCTCAAGAACTTTTGGTTGGGGTCTGCCTCGGTTGAGAACCTTGCTTCAGGCATGTCTTCAGAGAACGAAGGCATTGATACTTCTGGAACACTTGTTCGGGGTGCTTGAGGAGCAATGCCACGAGCCTCTTGATCTGCGAACAACGCTCTCGCGCCACCTTGACGAACTGCTGTCTTGAGGCGATTTGCTGCTTGCACCCCTGCGACTAAACCTTGTCCAACACCAGTTGCCCGTTCTGTAATCGAGGCTCCAGAGCCTGTTACTTGAGCTACTGACTCGTTTATAATCTGTGACAGGCTTTGTGCGGTTGCCTCTCCGCTTGTTCTTCCCGCCTTGAACTCAAGTGCTTTTCTTATGGTTTGAGGATTGTTTAGGATGTGATTCAGAGCCTTAAACTTGAGTCCCTTTTTTAAATTTGCACCGGGGGCCGTTACCATTCCTGTGCGAATGCTTTGAGCCGCTAAACCGCCAGCCCCTGTGCGTCCAGTATCGCTCAAAAGCTCAAGCATTTTTGAAAACTCTTTGATGTCGCTTACTTGCTGCTTTCCCAATACCTTGTTTAACATATCAGGCTTGTAAGCCTCTAACGCTTTCCTGAGAGAAGATGCGGCACCTACGTTCGCGAAAATGTCTTCATCTACAGAACCAAGAATATCGCTTATAATTGTTCGCTTTATTGTTTCTCTTGCAGCATCATTGTCAGAGAAAAACTTCATTACTCTGTCCATTTGAGACGCGGAGGTTTTATTGCTCAAAAGTAAAGTTACGGCTTCTTCAGGCGCTATTGTTCCGTCTGCAAGATTTCTCAAAGCTGTTGTGGAAAGGGATTTGTCCAGACCAACTTTCGCGTCTTGAACTTTTTGCAATGTTAAAACAATATCATCACTGGGGTTTTGAGCCAGTATTCTCTGCATAATTTGATCGTCAATTTTCTTAACGCCGTTATATGACAGGGCTTTAGAAAGGCTTTGAACTTCGCCCCATTGATCGCCAAACAACAGTTTTCCAGACTTCCCTAGCTTTTTGATCTTGTTGTTAAACTGAACCCCATTGAATGCCAAAGGGTCGCCAAAGTCCTTGTTTGCGACTAAAAGAGCATCGTCAAGGTAGCTTTTAGCTAAAGTCTGACGCAACTCATCACGACTTATTTGTGATACTGAGCTTTGAGTTGAGTTCAAAACTGCCGCTATTCTTTTGGGACTATCTGTAATCCTGTCGAAAAGTTTACCCGCTGTGAGTTTTACGTTCGCGCCAGAGTCGCCTAAGTTTCTAATGATACCTAAAGTTTCCAACTCATTAAATAACTTTATTTCAGAGCGATAAGAAGCGCGAGCATCCAGCAATTGACCCATTGCTTTCTTAACTGTTTTAGAACTATTAGCACGCTGTGCTTTCGTGCCACTAAAGCCTGTAAGTTTAAGTCCTCCAGACTTATAGTTACTGGGGTCCATCACACGATCAATGTCACCCTTCAGCACATTTAATAGCCTGCGAGGTGTGGTATCCTTAAT